CACATATGCTAGTCAAGATATGTTTGATCCAGATGATAAAATCAGTGGTGGTCAAGGTTTCGTTTACGCATCAAGTATTGTTGTTGCTATGAAGAAACTAAAACTTAAAGAAGATGAAGATGGTAATAAAATTAGTGATGTACGAGGTATTCGTGCCGCATGTAAGATTATGAAAACTCGCTATGCGAAACCATTTGAATCTGTACAAGTTAAGATTCCCTATGAGTCAGGTATGAGCCCTTACTCAGGATTATTAGATATGATTGAGAAGGCTGAACTTGTTAAGAAAGAAGGTAACTCACTTGTCTACACAACACTTGATGGGGAAATCATTAAGAAGTTTCGTAAAGGTTGGGAAGCTAATACTGACGGTTGCTTAGATATAGTAATGAGTGAGTATGGTCAAAAATCAACAACAAAGATAAGTACTGTAACACCTGAGGAGGAGGATACAGAATGAGTTTAGCTTTTACAGCAGAAATATGGGATGCACTACGTACTCATATTGATTTCAATGACCGTAGCGATGCGGCCGACACATTGATTAATTTGTTAATTGATAATAATTACGAAGCAAATGACATTAAAGATTCTTTTAAGAATGACAAAGAGGTACTCAAGGCATTAAAAGGTTACACTGACCAACACGATGGCGAAGAGTACGAAGAATATGACGAAGACGAAGACCAAGAAGAATGGGATTAAATGTCAAATTGGTATACAAGGATCACATCTAATCTAGCTGTGATACCCGATTTCATCTCTCATTGTGAGAATGAACTATTATCTGCTAAACAAGAGGTGAAGGTATATGGCAATGTTGAAAAGAACATTGCCGCATTACCCGGTGTAACTGAACATCGTTTTAATCAACTACAAGAGATAGAAGCCGTATTGAACTATCTCAACATTCAATTACGGAAAATTCGCCGAAAACATTTTCAAAAATATTTAGAAGCGTATAATAGAGCATTGACAAGCCGTGATGCTGAAAAGTATGTTGATGGTGAAGACGAGGTAGTAGATTTTGAAACACTTATCAATGAAGTAGCATTACTACGAAATCGTTGGTTAGGTATAATGAAAGCACTAGAGTCAAAGAATTTTATGTTGGGTCATATTGTCAGATTGAGAGCAGCCGGTATGGAGGATATTACAATTGGTTAATAATACACATAGCAGTAACACTATAACATTGACTGGATTAGGATCTAGTGGAATGAATAATATTAGTCCATTGTCTATTAGTTCATTGTCACAAAATTCAGCTATCTCGTTGGATGATACTTATCTTAATAATTTGTTTAAGAACATTAATAGAAGTGACTATGTAAAAAGATATGAGGTTATAGAAGCCACTGAAGATATACTAGCATTAAGTGTTGCTTGGAAACGTTTACGTGATACAAAAAATGAATCAATACAAGTTAGTATTACTACATTGTTAGATGATAACTTATTCAGAAAAATAGAAGAACCTGACAGGGTTCGTGCTAACGAGATAAGAGATTATTTCAGCAAAAAAATTATGTTATGGACTCTTAAAAGTGTTAAGTTGTCTCCCTATAGACAAGACCTGAATAAATTTATTCACAGTGATGGTAAAAAAGTCACAGAAGAATTATTACCACTCATTTACAGATTGCCTGAATTCTATGAATACGATATTCAATTCGACCAGTTCAAAAGAGAAGTTAATTTAGAAATAACTAATTTCAGTAATATAGATAGTGTTAAAAAAATCACTACTCTAACTCCTATAAAAAGTTTTTACAAAACTAATAAACGTGTAAAACATTTTGAATATTGGTTAAAGGATAGCAATGACAATGCTCATTTGATTACAATTGAACCAAAGAACCCATTAAAACATATTTGGGATAAGATTTTTACCAATGGTCAAATACGTATTGAAGGCACATGCTACCCTAAAAAGTATGATGAATTACAATACTATCAATTACTAAATTGGACAATAGCCTAAAATTTGACAATAAATGGGCTTTCTGCTACAATAGATTCTTATTCAGTTGAAAGGGATTTATGGGTTACAAAGTTGTTGCTGACAAGTATCAGATGGATGAAATGCGTACCAAGTATGGTCCGCGCAATGGCTTAGAAGGCCCGTTTAATTTCTCCGGAAGAGTGTTGTATTATGACAACAGTGAAGGCCAATACTACGATCCTAGGTCAGATTTCTACGTGGAACAGTCAGAAATGAACGAAATTCATGCTAATTTGATAGCCAAAATTTGACAATAAATGGATTTGGCGCTATAATAGAATCTTAGACAGTAAAGAAGAGGACTACAAAATGACTACAGAATTCAAATCTTGGGAAGAGTTATCAGAGTTAGAGCAGGCTCAATCTATCTATTGGGATATGTATAAGGATGCTTATGGCGTTCGTCCTCGTGGTGTTGACACTTCAACATGGACTTTGGAACAGTTTGAAGATGAGTTTGAAGGACTTGGTGTAGCTATTGAAGCTGGAGAAAAGGTCCGTGTTCAGGCAGAACAACATGCAATTTTCTCTTTTGAGAAAAGGGTAAGTGACTTGATCTTGTCAGGTGCTAGGGATCGTGCAACAGCAATGCGTTGGATCCACGAAGCTGAAGGTACTATGGGTGATGATGAGTACTTGTGTTATACATTGGGCTTGCCCTATATGTATTTTCGCAAAGTAGCGTAATTTGACAATAAATGGCATTCATGCTATAATACTTGTATTGATTGATTAACACACAGGAGAAGCTATGTCTACAGTTCGTATTTTGTCAGGTTCATATCGTAATGAAGCAGTTAAAGGTGAAGTGTTTACACTTGTTAAAGGTTTTCAGACAAGTAAAAAAGGTAGTTATGTGACTGTTAAAAATGATGGTCAGTTCCCGGGTCGTAGTACTGAGATTAAAATCTTAGTAAATACGATTGATAATATTGAATTTTTAAATGGAGATAAAGTTATGGCTAATGCTGTAGTAGAGTTTAAGAAAGAAGCAGTTAAAGAAACAGAACAAGAAGCAATGGACCGTATTGCTACACGTTTTGAGGTCCTTGATGAAATGTCACGTGCTTGTATCAATGGTGATATACGTGCTATGATTGTTTCAGGCCCGCCCGGTGTCGGCAAATCATATGGTGTTGAGACACAAATGGAGAAAGCAAGTATGTTTGACAAACTTGCAGGCAAGCGAGTTCGTTTTCAAATTGTTAAAGGTGCTATGACAGCATTGGGTTTGTATACTCAACTGTACAAGTATTCTGACACAAAGAACGTGTTAATTTTTGATGATTGCGATTCAGTTTTTACTGATGACTTGAGTTTGAACATTCTCAAGGCCGCACTAGATTCAGGCAAGACACGTAGAATCTGCTGGAATAGTGATTCACGTTTGTTGCGTGAAGAAGGTATCCCAAATACTTTCAACTTCAATGGTAGTGCTATCTTTATCACTAACTTGAAATTTGGCAATCTGAAATCTAAGAAATTGCAGGATCACTTAGAAGCATTGCAATCACGTTGTCACTTTCTGGACCTGACTATTGATGGTGATCGTGATAAGATGTTGCGTATCAAGCAGGTCCATCGTGATGCTGATGGTGGTTTGTTCAAGGATTATGATTTTAATGAAGAACAATCACAAACTGTGATTAACTTCATGTGGGACAATCATACTAAATTGCGTGAAGTGTCCTTGCGTATGTGTTTGAAGATTGCAGACTTGGTTAAGATCAGTCCCGGCAACTGGCAGAATCTTGCTAAGACAACTTGTATGAAAGCATAACCCCTGCAGTGTGCGTAACGGCAATGACAATAAGTCCGTTTCGATAAGAGTTTTTCGTTCCTTTCTTTAAGTACTTTTGGGAGACTTCGGTCTCCCCCTTTTTTATTGATTTTTTGTTTTATTTGTTATATAATTGTTGAATGATTGAATTGAATAATAAAGAACAACTTATATATTATATGGTTGCCAACTTAAGATTAAGTAGGTATGATATTCGTTTCCTTCAGAACCTTGAAAAAATTAGCTCGGTTAAAAAACGTATTACAAGTAATCAAGTAGAATTGGTTGACAAACTTATAGAAAAATATGAACGGCAATTTGTTAAAAATCAAATGTTCGTTAAGGAGTTATCTAAACTTCCTTGGAAAACACTTGTAGTAGAAACCACAGATGAATATACCTCTGCTCATATAGGTATTCTTAATGATAATATCATATTAAAAACACCTTATAATAAAACATTTATTACTGCATTTAGATCACTTAGTGAATCTAGTTTTGTATGGGATAACATTAATAAATATTATATTGCTGATTTAAGCACGTTCTCGTTAAAACTAGCTAGTAACATGGTAACAAAGTTTTTCAATGAGGTTAGATATAGTGATAATGTTAAAAAATTATTAGACCAGTTAACTTATTACAAAGATGTAAAATATTGGACACCTACATTGGTATGTACAAATGGCAATTATATAATTGCTTGTACTAATAAAGCACTGGATAAATCTATTAAACATATCACTTTAAATACTGAATTAAATACATTAGCTGAATTAGTAAGATACGGTATAATGATTGATGATAGTATTATGCATACCGATGAAGAAAGATTTGCTGGATCGTATAATCCTAAAGTAGAACTAAACAACATATGTGACATTGTGCCTTGGCTACAGAATATCAAATGTGATTATGTTTCAGTATCAGGTATAGGATTGTCAACTAATTTAAAGTTTAAAGATAGCTTAAAACAATCACTAGAAAAAGCAGGTATACAGTACAACGATGCCGGACGAGTTATAACACACACTAATTTAAGCAAGTATAAATTCCCGGTCATTGTAAAATTTAAATTAATAGCTGATGATTATATAAATGTAGCAAAAGTAATCAATGTGGTAAATAGTCAACCAATCAATTTGGAAAAGAATGAAACAATGTAAAATAATCGTCAAAGACGAAGTGAATGTAAAGATAGAGGGACTTGAACTATCAGAGCGTAAAGCACTGATGAAAATGTTTGAGTATGAAATACCCGGAGCACGGTATCTACCTGCAGTAAGGCTAGGTAGATGGAATGGCAAAGTTAGCTATTTCAGTTTAGCGGGCAGTACCTACATTAACTTGTTGCCTGAAATACTTCCCTACCTAGACAATGCAGGATATGATATTGAATTAGAAGATTTGAGGGATTACTCAACAACCTTTACTTTTGACAAAGTGTCCGAGGATACATTTAAAAATAAAAACTGGCCTAAAGGTCATCCAAAAGAAGGTGAGCCGGTCGTATTACGTGACTATCAAATTGAACTCGTAAACAACTTTTTAGAGAACCCGCAATCATTACAAGAGATTGCTACAGGGGCAGGTAAGACACTAATGACTGCGGCACTAAGTTATACTATAGAAAAGTATGGTCGTAGTATTGTTATTGTTCCAAATAAGTCACTAGTAACGCAAACAGAAGCAGATTACATTAATCTAGGATTAGATGTTGGTGTATACTTTGGTGATCGTAAAGAGTTTGGTAAGACACACACGATCTGTACTTGGCAAAGCCTTAACAACATGCTTAAGAAAACAAAAGCAGGTGAAGCAGAAGTAGATATCGGAGACTTCATTGAAGGTGTTGTTTGTGTAATGGTTGATGAAGTGCATATGGCAAAAGCAGACGCACTAAAAACATTGCTTACTGGTGTGTTTGCTAAAGTGCCCATTCGGTGGGGACTAACAGGAACTATTCCTAAAGCAAAGTTTGAAGCACAAAGCATCTATGTAAGTTTGGGCAATGTTATTGGTAAACTAAGTGCAAGTGAATTACAGGATCAGGGTGTATTAGCACGTTGCTATGTTAACATTATGCAATTACAAGATGGTAAAGAGTTTACTAACTATCAAAGCGAACTAAAGCACTTGTTAGAAGATAGCGAAAGATTAGATAAGATAGCTAGTTTAATCAGTGGAATAAATGATACCGGTAACACATTGATTCTAGTAGATAGAGTTAATGCAGGAAAAGAAATTGTTAGTA